CCACCGCGTGCCACACCGTCTCCCAGCGCACGTTGCCGCCCTCCTGCGACAACCGCAGGCACATGGCCACCGTCTGCCCGTTGGGGTTGGCCCCCGCCCCGAACAGGGTGGTGCCGCTGGCCACGGTGGTGCCGGTGGCATCCACCAAGGTGTGCACGAAAGATGTGGCGTTGATGGAGAACCGCCACATGCGCACCGTGCCACCGCTCACGTAGGCGGTGGCGAACACCACGTCGCTGGCCGGCAGTCCGCTGGTGTTGAAGTACCAGATACAGGTGGTGGCACCAGTGGCGCTGGGGTTGGTTCCCGCCGCGAACCGCGCGAAGCTGCTGCTGGCGGTGGAGAGCGTGAGCATGCCCGCGGTACCGGGGAAATCGTCCGGGCTCCCGAACGAGCAATCGAAGATTTTGCCCGCCTTGCCGCCGGCCACGGCACTGGCCGCCACGGTGGCGCCGTTTTCATCCTCACACGGCCAGTAGTCGGTGAGGTCGCTGGAGAGCCGGTAGAACTGACGTACGCAGGATTGCAGTGGCCGGCCGCTGCTGTTGAGCTGCGCCAGCAGCCCGGATGCGGTCACCGTGCTGAATACGTCCGTGCCGGTGGAGTCCCAGTCCAGGGGGATGGTGCCCAGCTGGCCGGTGAACCGGATCCGGTCGGTACCCAGCCGGGTGTCACTGCCTTCCAGCAGCCAGGTGTTCGGCGAGGCACAGGTGTCGTCCCACCCGGTGCTCTCCAGCTCCGCATCGGTGTTCGGGGCGAAGTCGGCCACCAGGGTGCCGCCGATACCGTCGTACACCTGCACCGCGTAGATCTTCCCGGCGAACACATCGGAGCCACTGATGGCCCGTTCACCGTTGTTGGCCGCCCCGATCTCCAGGTTGGCGGTGCCGGCCACCATGCCGGTGGTGCCGGCCACTACGTTGGTCTCCAGCACGGTCCACGGTCCGGCGATGGAGTCCGCGGTGTACCAGGTGTAGGTGCGCCCGGCTGCCCCGTTGTTCACGTCCAGGGTCACCCGCACGGCGATGCGTACCGTGTCCTCACCGATGGTGGCGGTGGTGACATTGCTGACCAGCGAGGCGAACGTGCCGGCCGAGGTGGTGTAGAGCCGGAAGCCCCCCTCGGGGGTGGTGTGCAGCAGCCAGGCGCGGTTGGTGCCGGACGCCAGCCACTTGCTGGCCAGGATCAGTTCCCGGCCGCGGGTGCGCTGCGGGGCGAACTCCACCCGGATGTCGATGTCTCCGGTGATGTCCAGCGAGGCTTTGTCCGCGGTGCGCGCGTACTGGTGGGGGTCGCTGTCCTCGGGGTACTCCGGAATCCTCAGATAGGTGTCCCAGGTGGCGGTGGTCTGCACCCCGAACCGCACCTGCGTGTTCTGCGGGATCAGCCCGTTGAGCGGGGAATCGGGGTTGTCGTCGTTGAACAGCCCGTCCCGGTTGTCCAGGGTGAACACCGCGGTCTGCGGACTGATGCTGCTCTGCTGATCCGCCTGGCCACGGTTGATGGTGATAGCCCCGGTGCCGTTACCCCCACGCACCCGCTCAGCCAGGTCGTTGCCGTCCACCACGTCCGTCCACGAGCCGTCGATCAGCATCTGGACGGAGATGTCTCCGGGTTCGTGACTGGTCATCCGCGCCCCAGCGCCAGTTGCACGTCCCCGCCGTAGTTGGTGCCGATCTCTGCCCGGAACATCCGGAACAGTTCCGCCACCACCCCCCGCTCCACCGTGCGATCCACCGCCAGGCGCAGGGTGCCGGCCAGTTGCCGCTGGCCGGCACTGCCGATGGCACCCTGCTGCGCCATGCGCATGGAGTCGGGATTGCTGTACACCCGGGCGCCGGGGGCGAGCTCGGCAAGCTCCGGTCCGTGCTCCCCAACCCAGGTGAGCCCGTTGCGGATCCCCCCGCTGGCCGCCCCGCCGATTCCACCGGTTGCCTTGTGCTTCTTCACCGCGCCGAGGTTCACCAGCTGGTTGGCCACGGCAGCCACGGTCTGGCCCACCACTTCGAACACCTGAGTGATACGGACGGTGATCTGCCGGTCTTTGATCTGGCCAAGCGTCTTGTTGGTGTCGTCGCGGAACTTGGTGAGGCTCTTACGTGCCTCGCCCAGCTTGCCGGACAATCCCGGGACGATCTTCCCCAAGCTTTCGTCGATCATGTCCACGAAACCGATCATGGCGTTGGTGGCGAACACCAGGAATTGATTCCAGGTGCGCCGCAGGCTGAGGATGATCGATTCGAAGGTGAGCTTGAAACTGCGCCACCCGGCGGCGATCTTCCCCACACTGCGGATGAAGATCTCCACCCAGTCCACGATCACCGGCAGGGCGTCGGACACCAGCCAGGCGATGAACGCCCCGAACGCGTCCGCCATCTTTTTGATGCCCTCTTGGGTCTGCGGATCAGCCAGCCACTTGCGCACCTGCTGCAACTGCTTGGCCAGCGAGTCCAGCACCGAGTTTGCCGCCTTCTCGCTGCTGGGGAAGATGATGCCGATGAAGTCCCCCACCACCTGGAATGCCAGCTTCCCTACGGTGAAAATCTTGTCCAGCGCTTCGGCGGCCGACTTCATGAACCGGTCCAGCGCCCCGCTCTTCTGCGCGCTGGACAGCCACCGGTTGAACCATTCCACGATGCCGCGGATCACCTTGCCGATCACGTCCAGCACCGGACCGGAGGACGCGGCCAGCCGCATGAAGCCGTCCAGCAGGGCGGAGATTCCACCACCCACGGTGGACACGAACTCGCCGCCCACCTCACTGGCCTTCTTGAAGTTGTTGATGAACTCGCTGGACCCCAGCGTCTTGGCCACGTCCCGGCCGATGCGGTTGAGCCGGTCGGCCATCCTGCCCAGCACGTCGTCCAGCACCGGGAACCATTTGGTGGCCAGGGTGCGCACCGTCTCCGCGGCACCTTCCAGGAAGCGATCCTGCACCCGCTTCTTCAGCGCATCCCACCGATCAGACAGGCTGATCAGGGTGCGTACCAGTTCCTGCGCGTTCGGGGACAGCTTCTTCATCGCCTCGTCGAACGCGTTCACCCCGCCGGCCGCGCCACCGCTGGCCGTGGCCACCTTGCGCTGTGCCTCAGCCAGAGCTTCCTGGGCGCGTACCACCTGCTCATGCGCGCGCGCCTGGCGCTCCAGCGCCTGCTTCACCTGGTCGGATCCGTCGATCCCCACCCGGTCGGCTTTCTGGCGCTCCTTGGCCAGCCCCTGGTTACGGCGGATCGTCTCGTCGTACTCCAGCTGCGCGCGGTCCACCCGGTTACGGATGCGCTGCTGATCCTCCGAGGACGAGCCGGGATCCATGTTCTGGAGCGCCAGCTTGGCTTCCTGGAGCTCCAGCGCGGCTTCTTTCTCACTGATGGCCCCGCCCTTGATCTGGGCGTCCAGGTCCTTCAGCCGCTCAATCTCGTTCTGCCGGGCGCGGTTCACATCGGCGATCGCCTCGCGTTCCGCCCGCTTGGCGTCCACCAGTGCCCGGGTGGCGCTGCGGATCCGCAGGGCTGCTGCGTGTTCCTGCTCGGCGGTGTTGCTCGCCGCCTTGCCGGCCCCGCCCATGCCAGGGCGTCACCGATGCCCCCCAGCCCGATCTTCATGGCGCCGAACGCCCCGCCCAGCCCCACCAGCGCGCCGGCTGCTGCGGCGGCGGCGCCACCCACGGCCAGCAGCGCCGGGGCGAGCGCCACGAAGGCAGCGCCCGCGCCTGCCGCCGCGGTGGCGGCCACCATGAGCGCCTGCCCCACTGCCGCCGCGGCTGCTCCCGCGGGACCAGCGGCGGCGCCCACCTGGCTCAGCCCCTGCATGGCAGTCTGGCCGAACCGCATAGCGGCTTGTCCCGCACTGCCCAGCGCATCCATCAGGGTAGTGCCGAGAGTGCTTGCCAGCTTGGATGCGGTGGCGGCCAGACCGGACATTCCGCCACCCTTGCCGTCCCCTCGGAAGAGGCGCGCCATGCCGTCGGCGGCGTCGCGTGCACGTTCCTTGACGCGTGCCAATGCCTGCTCCACCCCGCCGAACCCGCTCTTGTCCGCGTCCACCTTCACATTGATGGTCACGTCATTGCTCATGGTCGCTCTCCCCTCCCTCCTGATCGGCGCGCCCGCCTAGCCGTTCTATTTCCAGCAGGCGAAGCAGTTCGGTGCTTTCTGCCCGTACTTCGCTGGGCAGTTTATGGAATTCCCGGCAGATGCCGAGGATCAGTTGGGCGTATTCGAGTTCACGTGGCTTGCGGACGGGATTTCCATCGGCATCAACACCGCCGGGGACGGCTCGCCATCGGGCGAGCCTTGCGGCAAAGGGGGGTTCACCTCGTTCGCCACCTGCTGCCAGGCGTTGAGAATGGCGGTCACCAGTTCCACCCCCTGTGAGCGCATATCGGTGCAGGGAACGGGCTCGCCGTCTTTGGTGACGTTCCAGTCCACGATTCCCTCTTGCACGATGGCGGCGAGCAAGGGCAGCAGTTTGTACTGATCATCTTTGGCGATCTCGTACGCTTCACCCACCTTTTCCAGGGTGGCGATGGGCATGGGACTCATGCGCACTTCCAGGCCGTGCCAGATACTGCCCTCCGGCCATTTCAGCCGGTAGGTGGGAAGCTCGAAACCCATGCTCACGCCCACGTGGGCACGGCGCCGTTGGCCAGCACCAGGGGCGCCGTCCAGGTGAGTTCGCCGGACGCCGCCCGGGTGAGGTTGTAGTCGGTGATCCAGCACTCGTTGGCCAGTGTCTGGCCGGAGATGTCCAGGCTCACCGTGCGCTGAACGCTGGTGCTGGAGCACGTCTTCAGCACCGCATGAGAGGCGTTGCTCCCGTCGTTGAACACGCCGTTGAGCGTCATCGAGAAATCGGCCAGCAGCAGCAGCCGCTCAATGGCACTCTTGTCCACGCCGGTCACATCCTGCACCGCGCGCGGGGTGGAGAACTGAAAGTTCGTCACGTCGTTGCGGATGTCGCGTGCGCTGGCACCCGCGTCATCCACGGAAAGGGTCGTAATTGCGAGACCCGACTCCTTGGCCATTTAGTCCTCCTGCTTTTCGGCCGGAGTCTCCGGCTCCACGAAGTACATTTTCAGTTCGATCACCGGGAGGCCGTCAATCCCCCGCGTGATCTGATATCCGATCAAATCGTTGATCGAATGTGGAATCTCTCGCAACCACCGGTCCACGGCCGCATCGACTTCTTTCGAGCACCGGGAGAACCTTTCCCTTGCCATGCCCTACCCTCGCTTCTGCGCGTCGATGATGGCCTGCTGGTTCTCGCCCAACCGCTCCATCCATTCCTCACCGCGAATGGTGCGCGTTCCCGGAATGAAAATGGCTCCGTTGTGCAGCTCCACGTGATCCCCCCATTTCGGGGCGAAACCTTTCCCGTTCTTCAGCGTGAATACGGGAGGACGATCCAGCGGCACCCGGTGCTCGGCGAAGCACTGCTGGCCGGCCGGGAAGGTGAACGTCACCAGGTGGCCGGCCTGTTCGGCCGTCCACCGCCTGTTCCCCTCGTTCTTCACCACCAGCCTCGCCAGCTCACGCTGTTGCGGGATGCTGGTGTCCAGCAAGGTCTTCCAGCCGTGCACATGTGCATCGCAGGCCACCTCCTCGCACCGGGCGCGCCGGGTGTGGGTGGTCTTCGGCATCACGATGCCGTACGTGTCGTACGCCCGATCGGGCAGTGATGGGCGCATCTAGAACACCACCCCCTCCACCTCGTTGCGGTTCATGGCCACCGCGTAGATGGCCTCGGTGAACGTGCCCGAGGACACCACCCGCACGTACCGGCGGATGGTGGCGGTGTTGCTGGTGGCGATGCGCTGCCAGGCGGGTGCCGCCGCTGAGGTGACCGCGGTGAACGCCATGCCGGTCACGTTGGAAAAGCTCACGTTGTCCGCGCTGTCCTGGATGGTGATGGTGACGCTGGTGCCCGTCACGCTCTCCACGTTCAGGTAGAACTGCGCGCCGAAGTTGGTGGCCGCCCCACCGTCCAGCGCGGTGCCGTTGGCGCCGCTGGTGTCCGTGTTCTGGCCGGCCGTGAGCTGCTGGCACCACTCCAGCCCGTACGCGTTGCCCTGCGCGCTCACGGCGAACGTCAGGGAACCGTCCGCGCCGCGGGTGGGGTCGTATCCCACCTGCTTGGCCACCAGGCAGGCGGCCGGATTGCCCAGCGTGATGCCGTGCAGGTAGGTGATCAGAGTGTCACTGGTGGGCAGAGTGGACAGCGAGGCATGGGCGGCGCCGGCCGCGTCATTGAAGTACGCCACGAAGTTGACGGTGCCGTCACGCCCCAGCAGCAGGCGCTCCTGCGCACTCTTGTTGATGCCGGGCACCTCCCACGTGGCGCGCGGGGAGGAGATGCTGCCGACGGAGTTCACGTCCCCGGAGATGGGGCGCCCGCCCACGAACAGGTGGTCACCGAGTCCGCTGCTCTTTGCCACTACGGTGCCTCCGTGTAGAGATCGTTGATGATGAGGGGGAGCGAGATCGTCATCACCCGGTAGGTGCGTGCCCCCACGGTGAGGTAGCCGGCCTGTACCGTGAGCGGACCGCCCTGCGCCCCGCGCACGTCCACCATCCGCAGGGCGCCGCCCAAGGTGAAGTTGCCGATGTAGTCGGCCAGCAGAGCGTCCACCGCATCCACCGCGGCGGGGTCGATCACGTCCACCGGCTCGGTGAACGCGTCGTGGTACACCCGCACGAACAGCTCCACCCGGTAGCTGGTGGCGGCCAGGCCGGATGCCACCGGACGCAGATCGTTCACCCACACCGCGCAGGACAGCCCGTTACCTGGCGCCCCGGTGGGTTCACCACCCTGCACCTGATCGAAATGCCCGGTGGCATTCGCGTGTGACACCGCTGCGGTGATCAGCGTGCTGACGGTGCTCATCCGTTCAACTCCCGCACCAGCCGGAACACCTGTGCCCGCACGATGTCGGTGGAGTCACGGTCCAGCTGCTGCGCCATCCGCCGGAAGGTGGCGTACCCCTTGAACCGGGTAGTCC